AATACTTTAGGGTGGGATACAATTACTGGAATTGTTGACGTTGAATTAGCAGGTAATGCTTTTTGGTCTGCATCTGATGTTGATGATGTAATTGTATCTAGACCACCACCGCACGATCACCAAGCTAATTTTATTGAGGCAACTGGAGGTGAAGGACCTGAAGCAGCATCTGGAGACCCAGCATGTTGTGGTAGATCAGTTGGTGCTTACAATAATCAAAGCGCATCTGGTGGTGTAAATCCATTTGATAGAGGTGGAGCAACAATTAGAAGACACTCCCACAAATTATTTTGGGATAGTACTGATGGAACTCTACCATTAGGAACATTTGGTAATGATAATAGTGATGGTGGAACAAGTTATAATGATGTATTTGCTGGTGGTACAGCAACATATTCGCAATCATATTCTGATACTAATAATAGGGGTCCAACCATTAACATGACCAAAGACATAGTTAATGAACTAGGGATGTCAGTAAATCCAGCAACACTCACGTTAAGAAATTCTAACATTCAGACCTGGGACAACTCATTAGATGTTAGACTACAGGCAGCGGAGAAATTGTCTCTGATGTCTCCGTATTTCCGCCTAAAATACATGATTAAGGCGTACTAAATAATTTTGTTATTATCTTGAATTTCAAACTATGTCTATTGTAGGTCATGGCGGTGTTATGCCAATTAAACCTCTCGATTTGACGCGAGAGGAAGGAAGTGTAGATCAATTTATTGCCGTTTGGGAAAATTTTGTTCCTAGAGTAATCTGTAAAGAAATTATCGAAGAGTACGATAATCTTTTAGAAGATATCTCCACTAATAATGTAGATGAAGATATCCAGGCAGAAATTATGAATGGTGAGACTCAATTTGGAAATCGTAAATTGGGTAGAAGTGATATTAGTTTAATGATGAACCATTATTCACGAAGGCAAGTTCAGAGAATATCTCAGTACCTACAATCGTGTTGGATTCATTATAACGACATGTATCCCAATTTGATGCATGAAACAATATTTTCTTCTGATGTAAAAATACAAAAAACTGAACCTGGCGGTGGATATCATGTTTGGCATTGTGAAAATTCATCATATGCTTTTTCCCCCAGAACTGCTGTCTGGTCGATATATTTGAACGATATTGATGAAGGTGGAGAAACTGAATTTTTATATCAGAACAAAAGAATTAAACCATCTACAGGAACTGTTGTAATTTGGCCTGCTGCGTTCACTCACGTCCATAGAGGTAATCCACCACTAAGTCAAACTAAATATATATTGACAGGATGGTATCTCACCGCACCAAGACTTAACAATAATATCTAATGGACGATCTAAATCTCGATTTTCAACTCATAAATGAGGATGATAATACCTATACTATCTACCATAAAGGTAGAATTTATAGGATGTCTTTGGACGAATATGAATCTGAATTTATAGGGAAACTTCCTGAAGAGTGGACCTCCACAAATGATAGAATTATAATGTTAAATTCTTATGAATCTGGTACAGGATATAAATGTACCAAAGAAAGAGAATATTATGATTTTAAATCTCAATCATACGCCAAAAAATTATATAATTTTGATTATGTAAGTCAAGATGATTTCAAACCCATATATGAAATCATGATGGCAATTTGTGACGACTATCATATCAGATGGTTGCAAGCAAAAACGGAAGAGATTAAATCATTTGTAAAAAAATCTCAGGGATTTTACAAAATCAATTTAGATTTGAAAAGAAAGGCTATGTTAAAAGCCTCTGATTGGACTGTTCTTCCCGATGTTCCATTTACTGAAGAGAAAAAAAATCAGTGGAAATTATATCGTCAAACATTGAGAGATATGGGAAATGATATAAATTGGATTACAAATAAAATGACTTTGGTTCAGTTTCCTATGGATCCAGATCAATACTCAATGTATGATCCTGAAGAAACTGTAGAGTACTTATCTGTTCCGGAACATTTTAATAATCCAGCACTACTATATCTTAAATTAAAACTTCTTAAAATTATTCAAAGAATTTCTAATGTTGATGAACTTATAAGTAGAGGTAAAGTAGAACCATTTCTTGCTGGAGCATCACCAGGTGCTAATAATTCTGATGAATTGACGGAAATTTTTGAAAAAATTCAAAATTCCAAACATATTTCAGAGGAAGAAACACAAGTTGCGAAATTGGCATATGATGAAATGTTTGCATATGTGAATAGCAGACTACAACAAATTGATCCTAATTGGAATTGGGAATTAAATATTATTGACGGCACAGAATATGATTAGAGTATTTGATTTTTTTACTGAAGATGAATGTGATGCTTTAGATGAATGTTATGATAAAGCAAAGTGGCATGTTGGTAAGATGATTTTTCATGCAGGAATGAGATCAAAAGAGAAAAAATGTGACGACAAATCTAATTTTGAAATTCCTATCAAATCTGCTTCATATGCAAAATGTTTGAATATTTTTAGAGGAGCAATCCATAGAAATGGATGGTTTACTAAATTTACTGGATTACTATCACATACAGGTCCCAAATTTTTAAGATATAGGGAAGGTGGTGAATATAAATATCATCACGACAGCACCTGGATGGATCGTCTGATTTATAAGTCAGATGGACCAACAGAAGTTCGTACATGTTATTCTGATTATAGTTGTACCATTTTTATTGGCAATCCTGATGATTATGATGGGGGTGAATTAAATTTAGATGTATCTCTAGACAAATCTTATAGTATACCAATAAAATTAAAAAGAGGGCAACTAATTTTATATGATACTGGAATACCACACTGGGTTGATAAAGTTACTTCTGGAAATAGGGACGTGGTTGTATTTTGGATACAATCCACATTTCAAGATCCTAGAGTTAGACATTTTAACGAAAAAATGGTTACATTTTCACAACAAATGTATGATAAGTTAGAACGTAACTCTGATCTTTATGATAAATTTCATGATGGTATTCAGGGTTTAGAATATGAATTAAAACGAAATTTTTCTACTCGGGCACAATATAGAGACGGTATACAGTAATGAAAATTATTAAACATCACGAAATGGTTGGTTCATACTGCACTACTCATAAACGTGCGGTAGTATATTATGAAGTAAAACCAAGAACAGATGAAGAACTTACAAAAATACTAGAATTTTACAAAGGAAAAATACCTGACGAGATTTACGAATCTCTAAAACGTGAAGATGATAACTATCTAGAATTTCAAAGTGATATTATGGCAAGAGAATATGCTGACGAAGTATTCTCATTTAGAACAAATATGGAGAGTATAGATCCATTATATTACATATATTGTGAAGTATATGATAAAGAAGGATATATGGTCTGGACAAACAATTTCTAAACTGTCACACACCCCCTTGCGGCATCCCGTGAGGGGGTTTATATTGTCTAGACATTCGTGGTTATCCCATGCGCCTCCGTGCCCATCAAGAACGTGCTCTCGATGCCATGCAGGCATCTACTCATGGTCGTATTACCATCCCCACTGGTGGTGGTAAGACTCTGATTGCTATCAAGGATGTTGAGCGTCGTCTTCTGACTGCTGTTAATCCTAAGACTGTTGTTATCGTTGCTCCTCGTATTCTTCTCGCTAATCAACTGTGTGAGGAGTTCTTCAGTGCTCTCAATGGTACTGTTGATGTTGCTGTGATGCACGTTCACAGCGGTGAGACTTCTTTCAACAGCAGCACCAAGGCAAACGATATTGCTTGCCACCACAAAGTCTGTAAGACTGCTGGTATTCACGAACTTATCTTCACCACCTATCAGTCTCTCCATCGTATTGTAGAGGCAGAGGTTGATGTTGATTACGCATACTTTGACGAGGCACACAATAGTGTTCGTCGTGACTTCTTCCCTTCTGTTGCTGATGTCAGTGGTAATGCTGAGCGAGCATACTTCTTTACTGCTACTCCTCGTTATCACCGTTCTCCCTACGCTAATGGTATGAATAATACCAGTGTGTATGGTGAGGAACTTATCTCTGTTCCTGCTCCTGAATTGATTGCTAGCGGTAGCATCCTGCCACCTACCATCACTTCTCACAAGGTAGATTTCCGGCGTCAAAAGTCGGTCGCTGCTGCTGACAATGACCGTCAGGTGCTGCTTGACATTGTGCGTGACCTTGATGACGAGCAAGCACAGAAGATTCTCGTTGCTGCTCCTAACACCAAGGTTCTGTGGCGTCTGCTTACTCAAACTGATGTGTGTCATCATTTCTCTCAACTGGGTTATGATGTGCTGCATATTACTGCTAAGCATGGTGCCTATGTCAATGACCGTAAAGTTGGTCGTGAGGAGTTCTTCAACACTCTTACTGCTTGGGGTCTCGATCCTAATCGTAAGTTCATCATCTTCCACTACAGCATCCTTGCTGAGGGTATCAACTGCCCTGGTCTGACGCATACTATCATGCTCCGTTGTCTGCCTATCATCGAGATGGCACAGACTATCGGGCGTGTGATTCGCCTAGATAAAGATGATGCTGCTGATATTGCATCCGGTAAGATTCCTGCTGGTAAGTGTGAGTTTTATCGTAAGAAGACTGGTTTTGTCACTGTTCCTGTGTTTGCCAACTACGGACAGCGTACAGAGCAACGTCTTCAGGATGTGATTGATTGCATCTTTGTCAAAGGTATTGCTGCCACGGAGACCCGTTATGTATGAGGAACTTAACTGCTTTGAAGAAGCACTGAAGCACTTTGGCACTCGCGTTGAGATTATTACCGCTATGGAAATGTCTCGACGCATCAGTGCTGAAGATGCGTATCAAATGATTAAAGATGAATTGAAAGAGGTTAAAAAGTGTCGTAAATTTCTAAAAAACAATGAACTATAAACCATACAGTCCTGAGTGGCATAGGTATCGCTATCTCAAGGAAGCACTCGATAAATACTTGGAAGATGGTATTGATCCTACATTTATTATGGATGACCTGCGTGATATTCTTCACGTTCGCTCAGAAGCAGCGTATCAGGAGTTTAGTAGGATTAACCAACTAGAGCACTATCTCTCGGACGAATAATATGCTATCCACTCAATACAGACTAAGGTTAGAGTTCATCTGTAAGAAGATTGCAAATAAGGAGGAAGTTAAACTAGAAGATATGATTTGGGCGGAGAAAATTGCCAAGTCATATACTACTGCCCGCGACTGGTTAAACAAAGCAAGGAGACAAGCAGCACAGGACATCCAAGAGGGTAGCATGGATGATTTTATGAATAGGATGGGGTTAGGAGACCCGGACCCATCCAATTACAAGACGGGTTTTAGTGGTGCTGATGAAATTGTAGATTGGTTCAAACAAGATAAACCAGACGATTGGAGACAACGTGACTGAAACTTATTACTACACCCTACTAGCACTATTTGTATTTGCTGTCTATGTAATGTCAGTGGATGAAAATATCTCTGCTTGGGTATGGTTACAATTCTCATGGTTCTGGGTCAATGTCAGGAGACGCTGGTTTATCTTGACAATGGCACCACGTCTGCACTATGATGTGTGGAGAATGAAACAAGAGGTCAAACGAATTAGAAAAGAACACGGACTACCTAATGACTAACGAACATCCAGAAATTGCTGAAGTAGATTGGATTGATGATGCTTTCTATGTAGAGCAAAGTCGATTCATGTGGAAAAGTGTTCGTAAAGACACAGGTAAAGATTTTCTGTTTGGACTTACAAAAGAGATTGTCATCAATATGACACGATGGCATCTTAAATGCGAACAGGAAGGAACATTACATTTATACACCCGCGTTATCAATAGCGGAACTGTTGGAGGCAAACTTTAATGGCACTATCACAATCAGTAACAGATTCACTACAAGAAGCAGAACGATCATTACGCAATGCTCTAGCATTTGCTGCGCGAGGTGAGCGTAGTATTGTTGCGAAGCAGATTGCTGAGATGATACATAGTATCGAGATGATGCAAATGCACGACAATCTCTTAGACACACTAGAAGAACTTAAGGAGGGTAAAAATGGATAGTATCGAGCAGCATATTCAGAAGGATAAAGAAATCCTTGAAGATCCAACTACTTCTCCACAACAACGACGCCATATTGAGGGTGAGTTGCATGACTTAGAAGCATATGCAGAACACCATAAGAAAGAGATTGAAG